CTTTATTTTCTTCTTTTTACATCGTTGCTGATGTGCTGTCCACTCTGTTACTCTCTGCCCTGTCGAAACTATGCACCCCCATCAAAAGCACACCATCTCTACTTAAAGTTTATCAGCAAGCCGACTCACAGTATGCTTTTGGTGGAGGTGGGGGGATTCGCACCCCCGTCCAGAACACTTTTCTCTTTGCTTCATACAGCAATAACTAACATTATAACTTTATTTATGCAATTAGTCAATCAATACAGCATCGTATGCTTCACGGTAAGCAATAAAATCTTTGATGTAGTCATTACGTTTTTTAATGAACACTTGTGGGTGTTCAGAATCAACGGCAATCATAATTACAATCTGTGATACTGGTATACCAGTTCGTTCTTCATACATGACTGCATATGCAGAACATTGCATAAAGTATCCTTTAATCCAACTCTCTTCTTTTAACTTACTTGAAGTCTTGAAGTCAATGATAGATAACTTACCATCGTATTCTGCAATACAGTCAACTCTACCAGCAACTCTTAGATGATGAGAATACAAAGGAATCTCTAGTGCATGAATGTTGTTAACGTGTTCATCCAATAGAGGTTGTAGAGACTTGAACATAGCAACAGAATCTGGCATCGTCTTACGTGCATAATCTTCTTCGTTGTTCAAATAGTTTTCGCAAATCTTATGCACTCTAGTGCCACGGCTAGATGCTTTAGTTGAAATACGATTGGCTTCTTCTTCGCCTACACGCTTTCGCCATTCTATGATTTTATCTTTACCATGCTGAGATGTGATAGTAGTCACGGAAGGATATAGATTGCCTTCAGGCGTCTTGTAAAAACGCTTGCCGTTTATTGTTTCGGTTTCTAGGTCATAATCAATATCACAACCAACATGTTTAAAGTTCACTTTGTTTTATCCTGTAATTATAATGATATTTTATTTAGCAGTCTCTACTCCGTCTTCATGTTGTAATTTTGCTAAAATATAATCTTTTACCAATGAAGAACGAACAATATCATCTACAGTAAATTCAATCTTTGTGAATGCATTCATGTGGTATGCAATGTCAAAGAATTTGAGAATACCAGACACATCATTTTTCTTTTTATTCAAGTCAGTTTGGCGATAGTCACCGCACCAAATAATCTTAGAGCGATAGCCAACCCTTGTCATAACTGTATCTATCTCTTCAAATGTCATGTTTTGCATTTCATCAACGATAATGATAGCGTCATCAAATGACATACCACGAATGAATGATGTAGAAATAAATTCAATGTGCCCTTGTTCTTCTAATCTATCCCATGCATCTTTGCGACCAAAAAGGGTGTCGCAGATTTGACGATATGGTTGTTGATAGATTTCCATCTTCTCATTTACGTCACCTGGCAAATGTCCAATCTCTCTTGATTGTACAGCAGAACGTACTACAATAATTTTATCAAATGGATTTGATTTATCCATCACTTCTTCAATTGCTTTGTATAGCGCACAGAATGTTTTACCTGTACCTGCTACACCGTGAAGTGCTACAAAATAGTCTCCACGTTTGTATGCATCGAAAAAGAGTTTTTGATTTTCTGTTAGCGGGTCAAAAGTTTTTAAATCATCTAGTCTGAGTCTGAGTGTGTTATTGACTGATTTTATTCTAGGGGATTGTTGAAGTTCTGGTTCGGTATTTGCTGTTTTAGATACAGCAGGTTTTCTTGCCATGGGTGCCCTTTTTGTAGTTGTAGTAGTTTTATGTGTTCCCATTATTAGAATGTGTTAACATTACCCCTCGGATGTGCTTCTTTAGCCTTTGACAGGACTTCTCTAAATCCATTGTCTGGCTTTCGAATGCCTAATCTGATTGGATCACCTAATGATGGTGCGCTTAGAATAACAGATTCATATTGAGGATTCTGTTCTAAGAATTCCTCTCTATCAGCAATTTTAAAAAGTTTTTCAATTATTTCGCCTGTCTCACGATGACGAAAGTTGTATGTTGGCATTCTTTACTCCGTATGAGAACCACTCTGGTGTTTCTCTGTTTTTCCAATTAGCGAATCTCGCCTTATCATGTATATAGTAGTTTTGATATGACCGAATAGAATCATTCGTGACTTTGTAGATATCTGGCATCGCAGGCGTAGGCTCGGTGAATGGAATGTCAGCAATGTTCTCTGGAGGCATACAAAGATATTTTGCATATTTTTCACATGCATGATGTTTGCCATATCGATGTGTATACTCAGTCAATAAGTGAGTCCACATCTGATACAACCACATGTAGTTTTGTTTGCTTGCACGAACCCATATGTTTGACGGATGATTAACGTGTGACGCTTTCATCAAGCCATACTCAATGATTTCGTTCTTCATACGCCAACGTTGAATGTTACGATTGTTCGCAGTCTTATCTATGAATTTGTCGCCATCAAGAACACGGTGTGCGGTAGACATGAGTTGTGCATACTCAATAATCATTTTGACAACGTGTTTGTCTAAGTGCATTTCAGCACAGACTTTTGGTTCGTGATTAAGATAGAAGATGTTCATTTGGCAGTATCATATGATTAGGGGGTATATTATTGATTATTCGAATTTGCATTACAATTTCTGTTAAGTCTGCACGTTGGCGATATGATCCATAAAACCATCCATGAACATCTCGCTGACCACGCAAAGTCTCAAAGTTAGACACATAAACAAAATGGCTTAGTGAAATTGGATATCCAGTCTTCGCTAGTTCATCAGCTTTTTTACGAATAAAAAAATCGTATTCTTGCCTATTGCCTGCAACGATGAATAGTTTTTCACTTGCCATTTTTATACGAAATCGTAAGTCTTTTCAAAAATAGGACCATCACAAATATAAAGTTCTCCGTCAATACCTTTCATAAGATAATCGCCAGCTTTGCCTTGCTTGTAATTACCTTCAAGTGTATTCACACGAAAGTCTTCGTCAATGCGTTTGGCATTAATAACAATAGGACGTTTCATGCATGGTTGCATTTCAGAAACGTTTTCGAATGTGTCATAAGTTTTCATAGTCTCTCCACAAGTACTTTATCGCCTTGGTCTCTACCAAACGACATGTTATCATAGTATACACGAACTAGACCTTTCCGTGCAAGCGAAACACAGGTAACACACGCACCAAAGTAATTTACATTTTCGGTAATATCTTCAATGCATTGGCTTGGCACACCTTCGGCACGGGATAGCATTTCCGTCATCAATACAACATCTTCTATACCATCATTGAATTCGCTATCGCCTTCTTCAATGATTTCCGCAAGTGCTTGCAAGTTATCGTCAGAAATTGTTTTAAAAAATTTGCCCAATGATGTATATGGATTACGCATCAACATCTTTGCAACAGATTTTGTAATTGGCAAAAGTTTATCTGATGTGATAATCTTTTCCATACAAGGATGTGAATTCTCAAAGTCAATAGGGTCTTCCATTAAATCTCCACGTATTTCAGTTTAAAGTTATCAGCACGTTCTTCATAACCATCGTAGCCACGTGGATTACAAACAACCCTAGTACTACCAATCATGTAGTCAAAGTCTTCATGTGTGTGTCCGTGAGTCCACAATTTGATTTGTGGATTGTCAAGAATGAATTGATCCAAACGGCTACTGTATGCGCCATTCATAATCACTTCGGTTTTGTAGCGTGGATGTGTAGATGCTTTGCTAGGTGCATGATGCCCAACAACAACATACTTGTTTGTATTCTCACCAAGCATTGCAGTAGTCACTTGAATGTATTGTAACATTTTCTTGTGATCCTGTACAGTATCTTCTGGTGTGAACCTAGCAGGACGTTTATGAAATTCTGCTTGTTGAATTGGTTGCCCATTCTCAGCAATTTTAACATTACCATCAGCATCATATGCATTGACGAGTGTTTTATATGACACCATTTCATTGCTGTTTTGAATAATACGAAAATCATTCATCATGCCGGCAATATGTGCCATAGTAACAGGGTCTTGTGCATTCATGTCAGTCCACAATGTACCACCAATGAATGTTACGTCATCAATGACTACATGTTGTTTGTCAAGGATGTGCAAGTTGGGAATTGAACCCAAGTACTCACGTAGAATATTAAACGTTTCAGCATAGTCACCATTATAGTGTTCGTGATTGCCTGCAACATAAATTACGTTTTTGAATTCATTTGCACAACGGATAAAGAAATCGGTGTAACGTTCAGTTTTACCATACGATACAATTCCATATGGATCAGACTTACGAAAGTCGGCAGCCACGCAGATATCGCCAGACAGTATTAGTACGTCAGCGTTTTCTTCGTTCTTTAAAATCAAGTCACCAAATTCAAGGTGAACATCGGAGGTAATAGCAATTTTCATTTTTACTCTCAATCTGTATGAGGTGGGAGAGCATAGTCTTCACAATAGAATTGTAGTTGACGAATAGTCTCATTTACATTATTATGCAGTATAGCAATACCGCCAGCGGCACCAAACGATTCAATTACGTCTGGTGTGTCATCCACCAATATGGTTGTGGATTTTGCATATTCGGCTTTCAATTTGCGCCCAGGCACAGTATTTATTTTATAATCTATACCACGTTCGCAAAGCCATTGTGTCTTTTGGATTGTCACTTCGGTGTGATACTTTAGTCCACCGCTAGAAGTCAACATTTCAATTTCAATGTTTGGAATAGTTCGCACGTAGGCAAGCAATTCTTTTCCGCCTTCGTACCAATCTAATGTCGCAAAGTTTTCACCTTCGATAAATTTAGTCCAGTTGGAAGAAAAGTTTTTTCTGCCTCTAGACGAACCAGGACTTTCGCCAAAGAGTTCAAAGTAACGTTTCTCAAAGTTACAAAGAACACCGTCCATGTCGAGATATAGTTTACTTACAACCATAAAAACATTCCAACAAAAAAGAATACA